CGAAGAATGCAAGACAATCCATATGTTGATCAAAGAAGAAGAATGCAAGGTCAAAATATAAATGATACTCCGTCGATAAGAAGAAGACTTGGTGCTTCGGGTGAAATGGTTTTACGGAATGCAAAACGCTAGAAGAGGATATTAAAAATGCCAATTGATCCAATGACACGGTGAAGCTAGATACGGCGATGCAACAGAAGTAGAACAAGGTTCTAGTCCTTTTGGTATATGGAGTGAATTTACGGCTCCAACTTCTATTCAAGCTTTTGCGGGCTTCAATGCGATGAGGGGTTCAAACACCATAATGAAGGGTGGTTTTCTAGACACCAATAGAACCACCGGAGCCTTTTTTAGAAGAAATGATACCTTAAGAAGATTTACAGGATCTGGTTCGACTAGAAGATTAACAGGAACTAGATATGCCGATATGGTTGGTGGCCGATTCAGTCCGGGTTCTTCAGTTTTTGGTGGATTTTTCCAAACCTTGGGATCAAGAAGAAAAAAAGCTGACTTATCTGTTGGACATGCTTTTAGTAGCGGGACTGGTTTAGCGCAGCTCGATAATGCCGAAGACATAATGAGAGGTTTGGCTAAAGGTGCCGATGGCGGCATACCGATGCCAAAATCAAGACCTAGATTAGTTAATCACCTTGATCCAAGGTCAATGTTTAGAATGCATTCCAATTCTGCAATGATTCAAGCTCCTGGCATGTATTCCCCAGTTGGAGCAATGGCAAGAACTGTTGGTGGATTTGTAAAACATTCTAATATTGGTAAAAAGGTAATGGATGAAGCCAGGGCGTATCGTGGAGCTATGTCGGCTAACATTAATGGTACTGTTGGAAGGGGTCTATTAGCAGAAGCAGGTCGAACCAGAGAACAAGTGCAAGGTATGCTCAGACACAGAGCAGCTGGAGATGATCTTGAGATAATGAGTGGTGGATTTTTTGCTCAGGTTAGAGCTGGCAATAAACAAACGATTCTAGAAAAGAAAATAGCGGCCAGACAAGCGGCAGGAAAAGATGTAACAAAATTAAGTAAAAGACTTGCACAAGCACAACAATATTCAATAGACGCTGCGCGTTTTAACAATCCCGGAGTAGACCCTTTTAATACAAAACAAATTACCCTTAGAGAGCTGCAAGCAGCACAGGTAAATGCCAGAACGACTACAGGGAAAAAAGCTTCGACGTCGATATTTGGAAGCCCAACAACCCATAGAGCTGGTGGTGCTGGATTAGCTAAAGAAGCATATTTTATGGAGGGGGCAGATGATGCGAGCAAGAGAATTGTCAACCTTTCTAAGACTGCAGGAGGAGGATTTGAAGCTGTTGATGAATTGAGTGGCAATAGAATATCATTGAATAATTCTGTAGGATCTAGCTTGTATGGATCTCAATCACCGGGCTACAGCGCAAACGTTCTTGCATCGCAACATAGAGGACAGTTAACACAAAGAATGCACGGCTACATACAGGGAGCCACAGGTTATGGTAGGGCGGGAGGATTGAGTGGTCAAGCTTTGGCTGGAGCTCAATCGGCGCAAAGAGACATGCAAATGCTCATGGAGATAATGGAAGGCAAAGGGACTGCAACTAGATCTGGATTTGCTACACGTGCCGGAAAAGTAGCTGATATGCGAGCAGGAAGTGCGACTTTCCAAACAACTGGAAGAGAACTACTTGATGATATAGCAAAAGTTGGTGCAGACGACATTACCAAGGTGCGGAAGTTTTGCTAATCGAGGCGGCGGCGCAGGAAGAAGAGCTCTTCTTACAGAACAAGAAATTTTAAAACAATTTGATCCATCAGCCAGAACTCTTCGTAGGCTTGGCGTAGATACCGCCGACGATGCGGCAATGAAGGTGATGGCTCGAACCACCGCTGATGACATATTTACGATATCATTAGATCGAGCCGGGGGAGCGATGGCAACAAACAGCAGGTTGGCTACTGGCACTGGTGCATTAAAGCCTGTGACTAGCGAAATAGCAGAAATGACTGCTGGAAGAGTTGCTGGAAAAGAAGTTGCTCATGAGGCATTAGAAAGAGGTCGGAGCAAATCTTTTTAAGATGTATGGAGCAAAAGGTGGATTTCAGGCTTTAGCTTCAAAACAAGGAGCAAAACTAGCTTTAGCAAGATATGCCTTACCAGCCATGAATATAGCTAATCCAATATTGACCGCACAAGCGGTGTATGATATAACAAAATTGGTAGCGACAAAAGTAATAGGTGGAGGAGCTAAACTTGCCCGAGACGCCATGAAGTCAATGCAAGGAACAATTAATAAACCAGCATTTGGAATGGGATATGTAGATAATGAAGTAGCGGCAACCTCAAGAGCAAGAGGAGTGATGGCAATACAAAACTCAAGACTAAATGCAAGAAGCGCATTGGGGTCCGAAGGCGGAATGCTTGCCGCGCACTTCGGTTAAATTATGACTAGCTTAAAACAAAAAACAAAACAATTCAGACAAAAACTTGAATCTCTTTCAAAAGAAGATCTGCTCGAAATAATAAGATCTCAAGACTTTGAAACGATCAAACAGATAAACAGAATAGAGTGGGTTTTTGAAAATAAGTTGTCGCACTTGACGTGGGCAGATGGAACACAAGTTGAATCTAGACCTTTGACAAACAAGGAACTTTCCCTCTTAGTTGACGAACCTTTTGAAGTAGATTCGAACCTGCTGAGTGCGGGTTTGTCGGCTGAGCAACAAAAACAAATTCATATAGCTAAGGATCCCTGTTTGTGGGCTAGGCATTTTTTGGACATTGAAACAAGAGTGTATCAAACATTGATGTTAAGAGATCCTTCTTTAAGAAAAGTTCTTAGAGCAGGAAGACGTTTGGGTAAAACTTTTACTATGGCCGTTTACTTGTTGCATTACAGCTACACACACAAAGACGGAAGATGTCTAGTCGTTGCTCCCATGAAATCTCATGTTGAATTGATATATCAAGAAATTGTTAGATTAGCATCAAAAAATGATATAGTCTTTAATTCTATAACTAGAAAAGTAACAAGTCCACAATTCATGATACAATTTTCGAATGGTTCGACTATCAGGTTCTTTACCTCCGGAATGAGATCAGGAGGTAAGTCTGACGTTGCTCGTGGTCAGGAAGCTCACGTTATAGTTCTTGACGAAATGGACTACATGCATAACGATGATCTCGACGCCCTTTATGCAATGCTTCAAAAAACCGCAGAAGATCAGCCTGACAAAGTTTTGATAGGAGCTTCTACTCCTACTGGCAGAAGAGAAAAATTTTGGGAGTGGTGCAGAAATGCAAGATTTAAAGAGTTTTGGTTTCCTTCATATGCAAATCCATTTTTTTCAAAAGAGCAAGAAGAAGAATTTAGAGAACAATATTCTGCGATGGGATATCGACATGAAATAGAAGCAGATTGGGGCGAAGATTCAGAGGGCGTATATCCGAGAAAATTTGTGGATGAAGCTTTTGCAAACGATGGATGGTCCTACATACCGGAAATAAATTCTGCAAGAAGTTTTCATGTCATGGGAATAGACTGGGATAAATATGGGGCAGGAACTAATATAGTCGTTTTAGAAGTATGCTCTAACAACTATGAGCAGAGTGATTTTAGGGATAAAGTAAGAATCTCTCACAGAGAAGAAATAGAAAAATCAGAATATACTTTAACCAAAGCGGTCGACAGAATAATAGAGTTAAATGCGTCGCTTAATCCAAAACATATTTATGTAGACAGAGGATTCGGAGAAGTTCAAGTAGAGCTTTTGCATAAACATGGAGTAGAAAATCCTCACACAAGACTAAGAGAAAAAGTTAAGGGATTAAGCTTTGCGGAAACAATCGACGTTAGAGATCCGTATACTAAATTAATGATTAAAAAAGAGTTAAAACCCTACATGGTTGATAATCTTAGACAATATCTGGAAAGAGGCCAACTTTGTATTCCGTCAACAGATGATGAAATGTACATGCAACTAATATCTTATGTGGTGGTAAGAACTACTCAAACTGGTAGACCTGTCTTTGAAGCTTCTGGTTCTGCCGTAGACCACGCACACGATGCACTGTTGTTGGCGTTGTTGGCGGTGGCAGAAAATTATGGAGAATTTAGTAAATCGCGTCCTGCCACAAATATAGAAACTGTTTCTAATAGTTTTTTTATTCCTCAACAACAATTCATTAATTCAGATAAAGAATCCGATGGTAAAAATGCTACAAGTAGAGTTGATAAATTAAAATATGATAAAATGAAAGTTCGGATTCAGAAAAAAATCAACTAAAACTGTTAAAAGAAATATGTTTTAAGGAAAATTAACATGTCTATCAACACTCCAAATACGCCGGGTTCGTCAAATCTTTACACTTACGACGTTAAGCCTGAAGTTGATTCTTTGATAGAAGAAAACATAAGGAATCAACAAGATTTAGATAATCTTAATTTCATTTTGCCTGGTGTAGCATCTTCGGTTCGTTTTGATCAAGTTCCGATAGCCTCTGTTAAATCAGAACTGCTATCAGTATATAATATAATTAACAATCTTTTGGCTGAGTTAATTAGCACTCTATCAAGTATAAGTATTCGTTCCGATTTAACAACAGGTTTAATTAACGCACATCGTGAAGTTTGTGATCAAGTTTTATCAAAAAAAATAAAAGATGCTCCTAGTCACATCAGTTTTGAGGAATATTCTTATTGTCTTAGAAGTAAAACACGAGCTTGTAGATTATTGATTGCTGAATATGAAATTTTGATTTCTGGAACCGTCGTCGGATATTACTACGACATAATGTCAGTTTATAATTCTATAGCAGAAGAATTAAGGCAATTGATTAAATTTATGGACCTAACAATAGGGGAGGAATATGACGATGAAGTCGAGCAAACTTTATCAAAAGAAATTTTTTACTGGGCAAAATCGTACAAAGAATATACGCAACTGTTTGCCAAAGAAGTCTTTGCAAATCCACCAACAATTCCAGAGGCCGAAGTGGATTCTATCGGCCAAATTCAAGCAGCACAATTCAAAGCATTTTTTTCGATCAAAGTAAATTCGTATAATTCAGAAGTTAAAAAACTTCTTCGGTCTTTTAAAAAGAGAGTTAGTAGATACATGTGAAATGTACTACATGAATTTTTTAAGTCCGGCAGTAAAATCTAGAAGTTTAGTAGTCTATCCTTTGGAATTAGGTCTTTTGTCGAGCAACATGAAAAAATCTGCGCCACTACTTGCCAAAGAAGTAGTTACTGCCTCTTCTACGGTAAATGGCAATCTTGCATCTTTATTAGCCGACTTTAAGCAAAGAAAAATTAATACAGAGAATAGGTTGATGGGTATTCTGGCAATGATTAGGGAAAAGTATAAGTACTCATCTTATATAGCTCAAATGGAAAAAAAATGCGAAATGAAAAGTGGTCAAATTTTTATCACTCCTGTAGATAGTTCGTTTGATGCATATTTTGCTAATGCCTACAGTAATGAAGAAAAAAGGCAAAGCTTAACATCAAGTCATAAATATTTTTCAAATTTAGAAGACGACGATCATCCGCAGTATCTACTAAAAACAGGGGGAGAAATATCGGGCGATATTGTGATGACCGATAATTCTACTATAGGTGGGATACATATACCAACTCACTCTCATGACGGTTCAGATGGAAGTGTAAAGATAAAAGCAAGTTCAATAGACTATTCGCAAGACAGAAGCGAAGTATCGGAAGTGAGTTCAGAAAAAATATTGATAGATGTAGATAGTTTTAGTCAAAAAATAACCTTAGCAGGCGAACCCTTAATCGACATGACTGTAAGTGTTAAATTAGATGAAAATCTGAATTTAGATGATGACAGGTATGAAATAAGAATAACTTACACAGAATTAGAAAAACAAGAAACGCTGTAAACGCCATGCCCATCGATATAAACGATTATCCAATAATAAAAGTAGTAAAGCCAAAGGACCTTCAGCGGTTACAGTATTCGGTGGTAGGCTTGATGATATTTTGCTTACAATTGTCACGGATGGGGCAAAACTTCATTGGTTAGCTGCAGCAGCCTGGAAAGCAATGCGTCAAGCGGCACAAAATGCTCAAGTCGACTTAAGGCCGTCAAGCGCAAATGATGGCTACAGGACTTTTGAATCGCAACTAGAAAACTTTGAAAGAAGATATCAGGTTCAACCTAATGGTAATCCTACTAGAATTTATGATGGAAAAACTTGGTATTTAAAAGACATAGATCCGGCTACGGGCAAGCGTCCTTCGGAGCTTGCGTCTCCACGGAAAGAGTTGGCATAATTATGGTTTGGCAATAGACGTAAATATTAATCCTACTGGAGTTCGTGAATGGCTTATTGATAATTGTCAAGATTACGGATTTTCTTGGGAACTAGTTCCATCTGAACTGTGGCACATAAGATACTTTCCGGGCGATAATATACCCAAACTTGTGAAAGCTTACATGGAAGAAAATAATATAGTTTCTCCAGTTCCATCGGATTCCCCGTCTGCTACCTCAATACGAAAAAAACCTGTAATAAATTGGTTTAAGTATATTCCAAGAGACTATATAAACACGGTGAACAACAATAGGTATAAGGTTCCTCCAGCAAGAGTCGAAATAAATTTATCTTCCTTTTTTAGGGCAATACCAGAAAATTCTTTAATGTTTTTATCAAGTTCACAAACAGCTTTATTGAAGTCTGTGATAAAAAGCCCAAACGGTTCAGAACCATTGAGAACAGAAGACGATCATTCGTACGTTGTCGTATATAATAAAAAACTTCCTAATGGAACATATTTTTTTAAAGTTTTAAAAACAGCATTTAAAGAAGATATATTGTATTTTTTGAGCGCCGAAGAACACCCAGTTGGTCAACAAATTTTGGGAAGATATCATTTGTATTTTGGTTCTCAATACTTAAAATATGTGGACCTTATAACGTCGGGTCCCAACATATCCAAGTATGTTGAGGCATCAAATGCAAAAATAACAAATCTTATTAACACAATAAGTTCAGATTCGGACAATAACATACTGTATAATTTTAATTTAAGAACATTGGAAAATTATTTTACTACAGTCGTTGCAGAAGATGAAATCTTTGATGACTATGGAGCTTTCGCTTACTATAATTCTGATACTGATTGGATTGGATATTCTTCTTCAAAAGTTGGAGCAAAAGTGGTTGGGTATTTTACTGGCCCAGCGATAAGAATAAAGGCATCAAAAAGCCCCGTTGCAGGAAAAATTTTACTCAGGATATTTAAAACCTCAAAAGAAATTATAGGACCTCGTGATACTCCTGATTCAATTGAAGAAGAAGGAAAATTAGTTGTAACAGAAACAGAACTGCACGAAGAAAGTCAATTTATAGATTTATATTCGCCAACCGCTGTCGATGAGATTGTATATGAAAATTATTTTTTGAACGAGGCAGGAACATATTACTTTTTGATTGAAGTAGTTTCGCAAGATAATCCCAGTGCCAGAGGTTCCCAAGTGCAACTGGTTGATTTTGAATATTTAAAATCTTATTTTTTAACTTCTGGTAGAATTGAAGTAAACAGATCTTTAGCATTCGTGTAAGGAGAGATAAATGACTGAGGTAAGACAAATAATTTCTGATTTGGAAACATCTAAAACATACTTAGTAAGAGCAGAAGTTATAGACAAAAATTTGGGTGTTGTAGTGGGTGAATCTGTTGCGGTAGTAGCGACACCTACGGACAGCTCGATACCTGGGGAGATTGATTCAACTATTCCTGGAGGATTTTTGTTGTTTAGTAATTCTAAGTCTGTTATGTTCAGATTTAACGCTCCGTTGGGTAAGGATATATCTGGATACGATTATGAGATCTATGCCACGAATAGTTTGAGCGGATTATTGTTGGCCTCTGGGCAAAGTTACACCACCGTTTTTACGGTTATTTTAGATAATACAGAAGCTATTCCTGTAGATTTAGAAGGTCCTCCAAAAATCTTTTATGGAAGAGTTAGAGCCTTTGACACCAGCGGCAATAAAGGCCCTTACACTTCGCTTATAGCTTCAAAACCCACTTTGATTGATTCGGCGGAAATATCGGATTTAACTGCCACAAAAATAAAAGCAGGAACTATAACTTCTAGTATCATAAATTTGGATGGTGCAAATTCAGTTATCAGGTCGAGTAATTATACGACTGGTACGGATGGTTGGGCGATTAGAGGCGATGGAACCGCAGAGTTTTCCGCTGGAGTGATCAGAGGAACGGTCAAGGCAGGTTCTTTGTTCATCGATGCAAACAATAGATGGAAATCAGATGCTACGGGAGCAACGATATCTATTCCTGAGTTCAAGGTTGGGTCAAGTACTCAATATGTAAGTTGGGATGGCAATACTTTGACTGTACAAGGTACACTAAAATTTCCCGATGGTACTACTCCAGGAACTTTTGACGATGGAGACGCTATAACCGGTGGATCTGTAGCTGGTCTAACTATAAATTCTAGTAAAATATTTTTTGGTACTGGAACCTATGGTAATACTAGCACAGCTTTTTACGTAGATAATACTGGTAAATTTTCCTTGGGCGATAAACTTACTTGGGACGGGAGTGCGTTAACCATACAGGGTACACTAAAATTTCCCGATGGTTCTACGCCAGTCAGCGAAGAAGAGGCAGAAGAAGCCGCAGAGGATGTAATAACGAGCGGCTTTGTAGGTGGCTTAATAATACAATCCGATAAAATGTACTATGGCGCAGGTTCATTCGCATCAAGCAATACTGGTTTTTATGTAGCCAACAATGGGGGAGCAACAAATTTTTCTTTAGGCGATAAACTTACCTGGAATGGAAGCACCCTAAGCATTTCGGGCAATGTTGTTATTACTGGCGGATCAACGTTAGCCTCGATAAATAACGCACAGGATACAGCAGACACCGCCAACAATACAGCAAACAACGCACAGAACACAGCAAACAACGCACAGAACACAGCAAATAACGCTCAAGACGACGCAAACTCTGCATACAATTTAGCCTCAACCAAAATAACAGCTGGTGAAGTTGTAACAACGATCAATGGCGGCTCAACAACAATCCATGGAGACAAAATCACAACAGGAACACTTAGCGCAGATAGAATTTCTGGTGGAACAATAACAGCGACGATACAAATAAATAGTCCATTCATTAACGGTGGCAGCATAAGTATTGGTCCAAATGGAAACTTTCAAGTAGACTCATCTCGGTACGATGTTTGGTAGAAACATAACTATAGATCAAGGTTTTAGATATAGATGTACAGGAATTTTTAACTCAACTTCTTCTACTACAACCGCCAGAGTACATCGGCGCAGGTGGAGTAGAGGCATTGTGTTCTCCAGCTTCAAAAAGAGAATATAAGTACAACATAGAAGATATACCCAATGCCTTAAGCATTCTGCAGACAGTTAGGCCAAGAATTTTTAATTGGAAAATAGATGCCTTTGATTCAATTGACCCTTGGACTAAGGAGGCTTGGACTGATGAAGCTAAAGAAATAAACGAATTTAACAAATCATATGGTTTTATAGCAGAAGAAATAACAGAAACTCAACCACATCTTACGGTTTATGAATCGCCTGATGCGTCGCTACCAAAAGATCAACCAGGGGGCGTATTTGATTTGTCCGCATGGAAGCCAAAAATGTGGAAAGAAATGGAATTTATACCTCTGCTTGTTAAGGCAGTTCAAGAACTAAGCGTAAAAGTTGCAGAACTAGAATCTAAAGTAGTATAATATAAATATATGGAAAATAATGCAAA